AAGGGCAAGGACAGCTACCGAGCCCCGAACTTCACCAACTACCTGCTGCTGTCCAACCACCCGGACGGGATGCCGATCAACGAGGGCGACCGGAGGTTCTTCTTCCTCCATTGCGCCCTGACAGGCGACGAGGCCCAAGCCCTGGCGGCCGAGGGCTACTTCGACAGCCTGTTCGACATCTGCCGCACGAGCGTCCCGGGCCTGCGTCGGTGGCTCCTTCAGGAGATCCAGATGCACCACGAGTTCGACCCGGACGGACGGGCCCCCGGCACTGAAGCCAAGCGCCAGGTCATCGAGATGAGCAAGACCGATGCCGAGGTCTTCATCGAGGATTTCCTGGTCGGCAAGGACGAAACCACCACATCCAGGGTGGCCGCAAAGCTGGAAGCGGCCGGAATTGAGGGGGTCAAAAGCAGGGGCTTGGCCAAGCTTCTGGAACGCCGGAGGTTCCAGTTTTACAAGATCATGCGCGTCGGCGGCGTCCCTTCCAGGGTGTACGTCCGCGCGAACACTGCCAGCCGGACAGAGGAATCTGTCAGGAACGCGCTGCTGTCACAGATGGAGGGCGAGTTCGGTGACGCGTAACGAACCCGTAACAACTTTCAGTAACAGCTCTAAGTCGTTGATTTCTTTCTTCTTTTCCTTGTTCTTATTCTCTCTGTTACAGATGTTACAGATAAAGGGTAATACGCGTATAGGCAATGCACATAGAGGGGTCGCACACACACACATGAATACACACACGCGTAGAACAATGGAGAATAGGAAATCCCGTAACAGCCGTAACAGGAACGCCGGGCATGCGTGAGGCGGCGGTCGAGCAGCACCTGGCCCGGGCCGTGCGCAGTCAAGGCGGATTGACAGCCAAGCATGTCAGCCCGGGAAGAGCGGGCGACCCGGACAGGCTGGTGGTGGTCCCCAGGCCGAGCTGCCCGACGTGCGGCAGCAGGTGCGTGGCCGGGCTGATGGAGCTGAAGGCTCCGGGCGAGCGGCCCAGGCCGCTTCAGGCCGCCAGGCTGCAGGAATGGGCAGCACTTGGGCTTCCTGCGGACTGGGCCGACACACCCCAGCGGGTGGACGAGGTCCTGGCGGGCTGGCTGATCGATCAATCGAGGGTTACCGGGCGATGACTCGATTTCACGAGCAGCCGAAGGTCTGGACACCCCGGGCGGACCAGAAGCTGGTGCTGGACTGGCTGCAGACCAGGAGCAGAGGGGCGGTGTGGGCCCCGACAGGAGCGGGAAAGACTGCGATCACTGCGACGTGGCTGGCCCAGCGGATGGACGACTGCGTCCTGTCGAGGGTGCTGATCGTGGCTCCCAAGCTGGTGGCCCAGCAAGGCTGGCCGCTGCAGTGGCAGTTGTGGAGCCACGTGCAGCATCTGGCGAGCGAGGTCAGGGTCATCGGGTTCGAGGACCTGAACCTGGGGCGCAAGGTTGCAACCGATCGTTCAGTTGCAACCTTGACGGACGGCGCCGCCCGCCCTGGTCGGGCGAGCGGTGTCGCATCGGGTGCGGGCTCGACAGGCGTCGCGAGCGTGTCTGGGAATGGAGCCCTGGATTTTCGAGACAAGGGGGCGACCAAGTCGCACCTGCTGTCCCTGCGGGAGCGCATCCACGTGTGCTCCTGGGACGCGTTCCCCTGGCTGGCCAAGGCCTACGGCAAGAACTGGCCGTACGACGGCATCGTCTTCGACGAGAGCAGCTTCCTGCGGGACCAGCAGAGCGAGCGGGGCAAGGCGGCGAGGCATGCGGTGCATCGGATAGGCGTGGTCGAGCACGTGCTGGAGCTGACGGCAACGCCAGCGGCGAACCACCAGGAGGCGGTCTTCGCGCAGCTCGACCTGATCGAGCCCGGCCTGCTGGGCCGCACGCTGACCGACTTCAGGGACACGTGGTGCGTGCCGGACAGCAGGAACTGGCAGACCGGGCAGGTCTACAGCTGGAAGGTGGCCCCGCCACTGGCCGACGCATTCCGGGCGAAGTGCGCCAGCGTGGCTATCAGCGTGCCCAGGAGCCTCGCGGTGCCCCTGGTGGAGGCTCCGGTGTGGGTTGACCCGTCCGACGCAGCCAGCGAGGCCGCAGGGGCCTTCCTGAAGGACTCCCTGTGGCGGGGGATCGCCTGCGGCAGCGCTGCTGTCCAGCATGCGAAGCTGAGGCAGTGCGCCAGTGGGTTTGTCTACGACGAGACCGGCGAGGCGGTGGACCTGGACACGGTGAAGCTGGACCGGCTCGAGGAGCTGGTGCAGGAGATCGACGGCCCGGTCCTGGTGGCGTACCAGTGGATCCACGAGCTGGGGCGCATGCGCGGCCGGTTCGGCAAGCACGTGGCCGACATCCGGGAGCCGGGCGCCAAAGCTGCATTCGAGGCCGGCAAGCTGCGGCTGCTGGCGGTGCATCCTGCCTCGGCAGGGCACGGGGTCGACGGGCTGCAGCGGATCTCGCAGCACCTGGTCTGGACGAGCGTGCCGGAGGACCGTGAGCTGTACGACCAGACCAACGGCCGCCTGCACAGGCACGGCACGCAGGCCGACACGGTGTTCGCTCACGTGCTGGTGGCCCGGGGCACCCGCGAGCACGACATCTGGACCGACGTCCTGCCGGGCAAGCTGACGGTGCAGGACCTGCTGCTTCGGGCGGCCATGGCTGCGTGAAGAGGTGCTGCGACTGCCGGCTGGAGTTGCCGGCGGAGATGTTTCACAAGCGCGGCGGCAAGCTGCAATCCGCATGCAAGGGCTGCAAGCGCCATCGAGACCGCACGCGGTACGCGGTGGCAGGAGACAGCAAGCGGCACGCGACCCGCCGCTGGAAGCGGGCAAACCCGGAGCGTGTGCGGGAGATGGACCGCGACTGGAAGCGCCGCAACCCGGGCGTCAAGGCAGCGGACAATGCCCAGCGTCGGCAGCGTGAGAGGCTGCACAGGCCCCGCTGGCTGAACACGTCTGCGGTGCGCCGCATCTACCGGCTGGCCGCGGCGCTGCGGCGGGTGGGGGTGGACGTTCACGTCGACCACTGGGTGCCGCTGAAAGCGGAGCACGCCTGCGGGCTGCACGTACAGGACAACCTCGCCATCGTCGACGGTAGGGAAAACGTGCTGAAGGGCGCGCGTATCGTGCCCCAGGGGCCACCTCCGGCGATCGCCAAGACGTGTTCCGTTTCTGCGGCACTTCTGCACGGTTGCCGACCTTTTGTGACAATCGGCCCCCATGGACATCCTGGATCACGCCCAGACACTTGAGGAGGGCGAGCGCGAAATGGCCCTGGCTGCAGCCAGGAGGGGCAGCTCCGGCCCCCTGCCGCGAGGCACGTGTCTGTTTTGCGCGGAGGTCCTGCCGGCGGAGAACCGCTGGTGCGACGCGTGGTGCCGTGACCGCTGGCAGCGGCAGCGTGACGTCGCCGCGAAGTGGCCCCGGGTCTTGGACGACGAGGTCTAAGCCCGGGGCGTCGCGTCAGGCTGGCAGCCGCTGGCCGCAGCACTCACACACGGGCCGGGAGGCCCGCTGCAGCGCGCGGTACACGGCGCTGACGTGAACCCCGGCCTGCTTGGCGGCAGCGAACGGGGTCAGGTTCGGGTCACGTTCGAGCAGCCGCAGGGCGGCCTGGGTGCGGCCCTCAGGGGCCCCCTTCTGCGCCCGCTTGACGCCCTTCTCCCACACAACGGCTGAGGCAGGCAGCCCGGCCAGCGCAGCGTTGCGGCTGGTCCAGCGGCAGGCCGAACCCCAGACCCGGATGCGCAGGATGCCCTTGTCCTGCCAGGACACCGCGCCGTCGACGACCGGGTCCGGGCCGAGCTGCCGCGCGACGTCATCGCCGCCCGGCAGGTCGTGCAGATGGTCAACACGACGCATGGCTGCCTCAGGCCGCCACGGCAGCGAAGTCAGCCTCGGGGTCGCCCACACTGCGACGGCCCAGGGCGGCGAGCTGGTCGAGCGTGAACGGCTGGCCACGGTCTTCGGACTGGTCGCGGCGGGCAGCGTGGTGCGCCGGCACGGGCGGGAAGTACGCGCGGGAGTCGCCGGCTTCAGCCGGGGCCTTGAGGGCAGCCAGGGCGTCGGCCACGTCGTCGAACGCGTAGGTGGTCATCAGGTGCAGGCCGGCAAACTCGGCCACGACGTGCTTGCCGGCGGCGCGTGCGGTGTTGATGCTTTCCGCGTGGGCCTCGGCGTTCAGGCGGCGGATGGTGTTGAGGTCGTGCATGGGTCAGGTCCTTTCGGTGATGCGGTGCCGGGATGGCGCCACTCGGAAGGCCCCCAGCGGGGCCAACCGGCTAGCGTCAGGCCTCGACGAGGTCCAGGATCTTGCCGGCCTGGGCTTCGATGTCCACCCGGTCGCCCTGGAACGGGATGCCCCGGGCGTAGGCGGTCACACCGGTGACGACGTCCCACACCGTCTCCATCGGGCGCTGTTCGTCGGTCTCGTGGGCGGCGACGATGCGCTGCGCCACGCGCGGGCCAAAGCGGGAGGCCAGGAACTCGTCGAGCTTGTCGACCTTCGTCTGCTGGGCGATCTGCACCCGGTCAACGATGCCAGTGGCGCTCGACTGAGCGTAGGCCTGGACCAGGGGCACCACCTCTTCGAGGTAGCGGTCCGGGGCGGATGCGGTGTGGCGAATCTTGACGTTCGCCACCTCCTGGGCGCCCCAGATGATCCGGTTGCCGCACACGTAGTCGAACAGGAAAGCCCGGAACTGCAGCGTGGCGGAGCCCTCCTCGCTGTTGCTGATGAGGAAGCCCCGGGCCAGCGTGCCCGGGTCACCGCCCTGACGCGTGGCCACCGGCAGGCGGTTCTCCTCGTCGGCCAGGAAGATGAAGAGGTCGCGGTCGCCAGCGTACAGCGTGGTGTTGTCGCGGTTGACGACCACGCGGCGGCCCCATTCGCCAGGGACGCGCCACTGCCCGTTGACACCGTCACCGAACCGGTCAACCAGGGTGTCGACGATGTCGCTGTTCCAGATGCGCCCGTACTGGGGGCCCGTGGCAGCCCGCAGGGTGTTCTCCCCGCCGCCCGTGATCAGCACGCCGATGTCCTGGGCGTCGCGCTCGACCTGCAGGCCGTAGTTGACGCAGTCGGCCGCCACGGGGGCAGGCAGGGAGCGCAGGTAGCCGGCAGGGGCGCCGACGAGGCTGGCGAGCTGGCCGAAGGCCCAGTGCGTGGGGGCGTAGGGCACACCGGCCTTGGACAGGACCTGCAGGCCCCTGTTGTCAGCCGTGGGCTCGACGCGCAGCGACCGGGAGGACGTCACGGCAGCGCGGGAGATCGCACGACGGGCGTGCAGCTTGGCCTGCATCTCGTGCAGGGAGACGAAGCGCTCATCGGCGGGGCGCGAGGCCCATTGACGGTGGAGGGAGAGTTCAGTCTGTGCCATGGTGTTGCTCCTGAGTTGGCACTCCGGGGACCGCCCGGCGCGGGTGGGTTGACCACACTCGCATGCAGCGCCCTGGTGGGCCCGCATGCGGCTGGGGTCATTCAACGTGATGCCGTGCGGCGATCGTGTCGGCCAGGGTCGCGCAGGCCCAGCCCAGGCCCAGAATCCACAGGCCCAGGCCTGCCGCCAGGGCAGGGTGCAGCCCATGGCCGGTGGTGAGGTACGTGGCGGCCTGCCAGCCGACGAGGGCCAGGGCGACGAGGGACAGGGCGGAGGCGGCCCAGAGGGCACGGTGCAGGAAGGTCATGGTGAGGTCTCCAGGGTTGAGTTGGTTAGGCTGGGCGGACTTGGAACGAGCCCGGGTTGTACCGATCCCAGGTATTGGCGGCGGACAGGCACTGGCCCAGCGTCCCCCGAAGGACAACGCACTGGGTGCGCAGGTTGAAAACGACATAGGCCATGGTGAGGTCTCCAGGGTTGAAGTGATGCCGGGGCGGCGCCACTCCCAGGCCCCGCACGCGGGGCGAGGGGCTGGCGTCAGCGGTAGGTGGCGGCGGCCAGGGTCTGGTTGAGGGCGTCCAGCTGGTGCATGCGGCGGTTCAGGGCCTCAGCCTCAGCACGCCCGCCTCGGTCGGTGGCACGCCCCCAGGCGTCGATCAGCCGGGTCAGGTGCGAGTCCAGCGCGCTGCGCAGCAGGTCCACGTCGGCCTGCGTCAGGCGGAGCGTGGTGGTGGCGTCCGCCGGCACGGGGGAGGCAGGCACGGCACGGTTCAGGGTGGCGGTGGGCACGTTCATGGTGAGGTCTCCAGGTGGTGAGGGGGTGAGCCGGACTGTGCAGCGCGACAGCCCGGCTGTCATCAGGACAAACCCTTAGGCGCGGGAGGCGCCCAGGGCGGCGAGCTGGTCGAGCGTGTACGGCTGCGCCCGGTCCTCGGACTGGTCACGGGTCACGCCAGAGCCCCAGGACCCGGCGGCCTTGGGCACCAGACGGCGCCCGGTGATGGCGATGAACTCGGTGGGGTCGAACTCACCCCAGGCGGCGGCCTCCGGGCCCACCAGGACACCGTGGCCCCGGTTCGGCTCGAACGCGGCGATGGCCTGCTGGCCGAGGACCACGGCCACGCCGTGCAGGGCGGCAGCCTGATGGCGGTGGACACCCCAGGTGGAGGCCGACTCGACCTGCACCACCACGGTGGGCTCGGTGCTGGACATGTCGACCCGCATCATCTGCAGGTTGAAGCCGGCCCGCTCGAGGGCTTGCACCGTTTGGGTGACGGTGTTCAGGTGAGCGCTGCGACCGATGCGAAGGCCGATGTTCAGGGTCAGGGAGGGGATCGTGTTCATGGTGTTGACTCCGGGTTGACTCGCAGCACCGTGCTGCGATGGACCGGACTGTGACAGCCTGCCTGTCACATGGCAAGCGGAATCGTGCAAGTCCTACTGTCTTGTGGGGTCTTTCCGGGCTGCTCGGCGTGGATTGCCTGCCAGTCGCGGTTCAGCACTGCGGGCCCCGGAATCGTTGCGATGGCAACGCTCAAGGCATTGAAATCGTTGCAATAACAACGAATTCCCCTATCAGGCGCCCCCAGCCGGCCCCTGGGTCTGTGGACTATTTGCAACGCGATGTATCCGGCCCGAAAATCAATCGGCCCGCGTCGGGCGATAGGGCATTTCAATGGACGGCCAGAGCATAACCATCACTCGCAACGAGGACGGCACCTTCACGGTGGAGGCCCAAGGGGCCGAGCAGCCCGTGGCGCTGCAGTCGCTGGACGAGGTCCTCGCGATGGTGCGCGACGAACTGGGCGAGGGCGCCGAGCCTGCCGAGACCTGGGAGCAGGAGGCGGCCGCCCGGGATGACCAGGGTTACCGGAAGCCCGGCGGCCCGATGCAGTCGCTGGCCTAGTGCCTCGACGAGGAACCGAACCTTTCACCCCTCCACGAGGGAAACCAGGGGCAGCGCGCCCCGTCTTGTCACACTGAAGGAACAGCCATGGCATCGCAACAGTACGCAACTCCTCCCAGCCGCAACCCCGCCACCGCCGCCGAAGGGTTTGGCAGTGGTGCCAAGCCCGGCATCGTCTCGTCCCCTGAGGGCAAGGCCACGCTGGGCAAGGCCCCCGCCCATGGCGTGGTCGGGTCCAAGCCCGGCTCGTCGGTCAAGGGGTTCGACGGCACGCTGATCAGCGGCATGGTCAAGGCCTGACGCTGGGCGATTTCGACCCCCCTCCCCCCGTCTCGATCGCGCCGTGGCCATGAATTCGACCCCCCGTATGCCCCCGCTTTTGGGTCCCTCGGCGCGGGTCCCATCCACTATGGGGGTGGCACTCGCAGCGGGCGTTCTGGGAGTTACTTCGTGAACGCGAACCACGCAAGACGCAATGCCAGCCTGAGCGGCACGCTCGGCGAAGCGCCGACGCTGCCGTCCATGTGGAACTACGACCCGGCCCACGAGGTGGAGTCCAGGTCGCAGATTCACCACGGGCAGGGCGGCAAGGCCAGCCGCTCGGGCAAGCTGAACCTACGGGCGGTCTCCGACGTGCTCGAAGGGTACGGCCTGGACCCAATCGAAGAGCTGGCCAAGGTCCTCACGACGCAGGAGCCACACCGGGCACGTGACGGGTCGATCCTCAAGGACGAGAACGGGGAACCGATTCTCAAGCCGGTGGTCGACATGGACACGAAGGTCAAGCTGCTCACGGAGCTGGCGCAGTCCACGCGCCCCAAGCTGAAGTCGGTCGAGGTGGTCAACAAGGGCCCGGAGTTGACGGATGACCAGATCGACCGCCGGCTGCAGGCACTGATGGCCCGGGCCATAGTCCCTCGAGATTGAAAGGTCGGCCATGTCCCGCATTACCGCTGCCGTTGCCATTTGCCTGATCGCTTTGGCTGGGGCCGCAGTGCCCCTGGCTCTGCGGGCGCAGCAGGCGGGCATCGAGGTGCTGGACCATGTCTGTGACAAGTCAGGCGCCGTGACGGTGCTGAAGCTGCTTGTCGCCGGCCCCGGCGTGGTCGTGCTGCAGTGGGACAACAAAACCGTCTGCGGGACTCCGACCTGATGGACACCCAAGCGCTCCAGTCGCTCTCGGTGGAGGAGAAGCTCGAGCTGCTCGAGCTGCTCACGATCCGCGACCGCCGGCATCGCGAGAACATGCTGGAGGCGTACAAGCCGTACGTCAAGCAGAAGGAATTCCACGAGGTTGGCAAAGACTTCCGCGAGCGGTTATTTATGGCAGGCAACCAGCTCGGAAAAACTATGGCTGGTGCCTACGAGATCGCCATGCACGCCACCGGCCGCTACCCCGACTGGTGGAAGGGCCGCAGGTTCCACCGCCCGGTCAGCGTGCTGGTCGGCTCCGAATCGGGCGAACTGACTCGCAAGGGCGTGCAGCGTCTGCTGGTGGGCCCGCCGCAAAAGCGTGAAGAGTGGGGCACCGGTGCGATCCCGAAGGAGTGCATCGGCACCCACAGCATGAAGCAGGGGGTGCCTGACGCCCTGGCCAGCATCACGGTCAAGAACGAGTACGGCGGCGAGTCGGTCATCCAGTTCAACAGCTACGACCAGGGCCGGATGCAGCGTGTCGACAGTTTGGTGCTCACGCCCGCCGGGTGGCGACAGATTGGCGCGCTGAAACCTGGCGACGAAGTGATTGCCGGCGACGGCTCGGTGACAGTGGTCGAGGGCGTGTTCCCTCACGGCGTAAAGGACCTGTACGAGCTGACGTTCGACAGTGGTATCAAGACCCTGGCCGGCGCGGAGCACCTGTGGCAGGTTGGCGAGCGCACCGCCGGGGCATGGAAAGTGGTGACGACCGCGGATCTGATTGAACGCTACGGTGACGCGGGTGAGCGTGTCTTGTCGAACAAGCAAGTGTCCACGCCGAACGTGGGCGTGGTGCAGTTTCCCGCGCGCCCTGTTCCGTTGGATCCTTACCTGGTTGGCGCTCTACTCGGAGACGGATGTGTCCGAGCGCAGCGCATCCGCTTTACGTCGACAGACGAGGATATTCTCGGTCACGTGGCCGCCGGGGCCGCGGAAGTTGGGGCAGACCTGGCGAAGTGGGGCGAGATCCAGTTCGGGTTCAGCAATTCGCAGGTTCTGAAGAAGCACATTGAAGATCTCGGCATGGCGGAGACGTTGGCGCACGAGAAGGCGGTCCCGGAGTTGTACCTGTGGAACTCCCCAGACGTTCGCTTCGCCGTGCTGCAAGGGTTGCTGGACACCGACGGCTCTGTCAGCAAGAAAGGCACCATCAGCTTCGCCAGCACGTCGCCGGCGCTCGCCGATGGCGTTACATTCCTGGTGCGCTCACTCGGTGGCAAGGTGCGGTGCAGGGTTACCGCCAGCGGGCGGAAACGACCGTTGCACGTGCTGAGCATCAGCCTGCCCGGGCCGGCCCCGTTCAGGCTGCAGCGAAAGATCGACCGCTGTGTGCGCCCTGCGTGCGAAACGCACAGGCACATCTTGCGTTCGATTCGCAAGATTGAGCCGGCTGAGGCTGTGTGCATCGCGGTGGCGCACGAGTCGCACCTGTACGTAACGGACGACTTCATTGTCACGCACAACACGAAGTGGCAAGCAGACACAGTCGACCTGGTGTGGATGGACGAGGAGCCGCCTCTTGACATCTACAGCGAAGCTCTCACTCGTACCAACGCAACGGGTGGAATCGTCTTCGTGACGTTCACGCCCCTGATGGGCATGTCGCAGGTGGTCAAGCGCTTCCTGCTCGAGAAGCCCGAGGGCACGACCGTCACCCGCATGACGATCGAAGACGCCGAGCACTACACCGAAGAGGAGAAGGCCCGGATCATCGCCACGTACCCGGAGCACGAGCGCGAGGCCCGGGCGCGTGGCATTCCGATCATGGGCTCCGGCCTGGTGTTCCCGGTGGCCGAGTCGGCGATCACTGTGCAGCCGTTCGAGATCCCGCCGCACTGGGCGCGCATCAACGGGGTGGACTTCGGGTGGGGCCACCCGTCTGCGTTCGCCTGCATCGCGCACGACCGCGACACCGACACGGCGTACGTCTACGACGCCTGGAAGCTGAAGGAAACCCCGGTCATGACCCAGGCCGGGATGGTCATCGGCAAGGGCTACCAGAACATCCCGTGGGAATGGCCGCACGACGGCCTGCAGCATGACAAGGGCTCGGGCGAGATCCTGATGGAGCAGTACAAGAAGTTCGGCATGAACATGCTGAGCGAGCGGGCGCAGTTCGAGCCCCGGCCGGACGGCAAGCCCGGGGGCAACAGCGTTGAGGCTGGGGTCTCGATGATGATGGAGCGGATGCAGACACGACGGCTGCGGGTGTTCTCGCACCTGGAGGACTGGTTCAGCGAGTTCCGTCTGTACCACCGCAAGGAAGGGATCATCGTCAAGGAGGACGACGACATCCTGTCGGCCACCCGCTACGCCTTGATGATGCTGCGCAAGGCCAAGAGCCTGCACGAGCTGGAACCGGTCAAGAACCAGAACCGGCTGTTTGCGGCCAACGTACCACGGTTCGAGGTCTTTGACCCGGCCGTGGGGTGGTGATCACTCTGGTGGGGTGACGTCCAGTTCTCGGACGAATGGTGGCGCAGCGCCGGCCTGCGAGGGGACAGCCGGCACCAACAATGAAACGTGACATGCAAGAACGAACATCTGAAAAAGACGACGTAGCGCAGGAAGTCGCCCGCGAGGAGCGACTGCAGGCGTTCGGCTCGTCTCTTGCAGTCACGCGTGACAAGTGGATCACCGCCCGTGCAGCGCAGGGGTGGGACAAGCGCGTCACTCAGGACCTGGACCAGTACCACGGCAAGGACCCGGCTACGCGCATGGCTGCGTCCATGATGGAGTCGGTCTACCAAGGCTACCCGGTCACCACACGCGAGGCGCTGCCCACGCGTTCGACGGTGTTCGTGGGCATCACCAGGCAGAAGGCAAACTCTGCCGAGGCCCGGCTGGCGGACATCCTGCTGCCGACCGACGACCGCAACTGGGGCATCCAACCCACGCCGGACCCTGACTGTGCCACGGCCCTGCAGAGCAACGAGACTCTGATCGACCCGGCCACCGGGCAGCCCGTGCTGTTCGACGAGGAGGGCAACGTCACCGACGACCCACAATTTGGGCGTCCGGCCAAGAAGAAGCAAATTGCCATGGCCGTGCAGCAGACCGCTGCCAAGGCGGCCGAGGCGATGGAGAACGAGATCAACGACCAGTTGATCGAGTGCGACTACAACGGCGAGGTGCGCAAGATGCTGCACGACGCCGCGGTGATGGGCGTGGGCGTGATCAAGGGGCCGATGGTCACGGCCCGCACGCGCAAGGCCTGGCGCGAGAAGACCACGGTCAATCCGGAAACCGGGCAGCCCGAGAAGGTGCAGATCCTCGAGATCGTTGACGAGCTGAAGCCGGCCTCATTCCGTGTGGACCCGCGGCGCGTGTGGGAAGACCCAGCGTGCGGGGACAACGTGAAGAACGGCCGGGGTGTCTTCGAGATGGAGGACCTGACCGAGCGCCAGGTCCGCGAGCTGGCCAAGCAGCCTGGCTATCTCAAGGACCAGCTGCGCAAGGTGATCCAGGAAGGACCCAAGCGCAGCGCGGCGCTGTACGAGGTGCAGCGCGCGGAGCGCGAGAAGGAGGTCGGGGACGACGGCAAGACCTTCCAGCACTGGATCTACTGGGGTGAGCTGAACCGCGAAGAGCTGAAGTCCGCCAAGGTCGACATGGATGACGAGGGCGACGAACTCGCAAGCGTCAGCGGCTGTGTCGAGATGATCAACGATGTCGTTGTTCGCGCCTACCTCAACCCGCTGGAAGACGACCCGATCCCGTACGACTTCTACCCGTGGGAGAAGGTGACCGGCACGCCCCGTGGCTACGGGATCCCGTACCTCATGCGGGCGCAGCAGTCGGTGACCAACGCCGCGTGGCGGATGATGATGGACAACATGGGGGTCACGAGCGGCCCGCAGATCGTCATCAAGCGCGGCGCGGTGACCCCGGCCGACGGGCAGTGGACCCTGACACCGCGCAAGTTCTGGTATCTGACGGACGACTCGATCGACGTCAACAAGGTGTTCGCGTCGGTGGAGTTCAACAACCACCAGGGTGAGCTGGCGGCGGTGATCGACCTGGCTGAGAAGCTGGCCGACCAAGAGACCGCCACACCAATGATGGCCCAGGGGCAGCAGGGCTCAGCGCCGGAGACGGTGGGAGGCATGCAGCTGCTGATGAACAGCGCCAACGTGGTGCTGCGCCGGCTGGTCAAGCAGTTCGATGACTTCGTGACCCGGCCGCACATCCGCCGCTACTACGACTACAACATGGCGTACGGCGAGCGCGACGAGATCAAGGGCGACTTCGCTGTGGACGCCAGGGGCTCGTCCGCGCTGATTGTGCGCGACATCCAGAACCAGGCGTTCACCAACCTGCTGGCGATGGGCGCGAACCCGGTCTACGCGCCGATGATCGACACGCGCAAGCTGTTCGAGAAGGCGCTCAAGGCCCAGCACCTGGACCCGCGCGACATCCTGTTGACGCCCGAGCAGATCGAAGCACGCCAGGCGAACCAGCCGCCCCCGCCGCCGGATCCGCGCATTGAGGCGGCCCGCATCACGGCCGAGGCCAGGATGAAGGAAGCCGAGGCGGTAGCCGCTGGCCGGGCCGCAGAGACCGAGGCCCGCAGCGAGAGCGAGGTCGAGAACAGGCGCCTGCGGATGCTGGAGCTGCAGCTCAAGCATGACCTCCAGGTGATGCAGATGGCTCAGACGCAGCAGATCAGCATCCAGCAGGTCAAGGCCCAGCTGGCGCAGACGGCGCTGAACGACCGCACGAAGAAGGAACTCGCGGCCAGCGAGATGATGTTCAAAGAGAAGGACAGCCCCGACGGGCAAGGAATCTGAGGAAACGACATGGCAACCAGACAACCTAGCATGACCGATGTCACCCCTTCCGGGCGCACGCGCCTGGCCACGTGGACGGGGCTGCTCAACGGCGACGACGGTGGGTACGTCGACTGGGTCGACTTTGCCGATCGGTGTTTCCAGGTCACGGGCACGTTCGGCACGGGCGGCAGCGTGACGATGCAGGGCAGCAACGACGGCACGAACTGGTCGGCGCTGAGCGACCCGCAAGGCAACGCGCTGACCTTCACTTCAAGCAAGATCGAGCAAGCGCTCGAGCTGCCTCGATACGTGCGGCCGAACGTCACGGCGGGTGACGGCACGACCAACCTTGTTGTCACCCTTTGCATGAGAAAGGTCTTCTGACCATGAGCAACACCTACACCGAAGCGGCTGACGCCATCCGGCGCGCGGCCAAGCAGTACGAGATGTTTGTCAAGACAGCCGAAGCGCTGGACCGGGTGGGCTCGTTTGAGCAGGCCGCTAAAGAGGCGGAAGCTGCGAGAGCCCAGGCTGCTGCGCAGCGGGATCAAGCGCTGGCTGAGCTGGCCGAGGCAAAGAAGCAGGTGACCGAGGAGCGAGCCGCGGCCAAGAAGGCACGTGCCACGGCGAAGCAGGAAGTGGAGACGCTGCTGGCGGAAGCTAAGGCGCAGGCCCAGGCGGAGGCCGCCAAGCAAGCCGAGGCCGCAGCGGCCACCGCCTCAAAGGTTGTGGAGGACGCGCAAGCCTTGGCCGGAAAGATTCGCGCTGAAGCACAGCAAGAGCAGGCCCGATTGGAGGGCTTGCAAGCCTCGGTGAAAGAAAAGACGACGGAGGTTGCCGGGCTAATTGCGCAGCGCGACCAGCTCACGAGCGCCATCGAACAGCTGCGCACAAAGTTTCTCGGATAAGAGAAAGGACCTGAACCATGTCCATGACCAACGCCGCCGAAGCGGCACTTCTTGACCTGCTGTTTCTGAACGTCGATTGGGCCAACATTGGGGATGCTGCGGGCCTACAGAACAGCGCCACGGCGGGTTCGTTCTACATCTCGCTGCACACGGCTGACCCTGGTGAGGCGGGCGACCAAAGCACCAACGAGGTGAGCTATACCGGCTACGCCCGGGTGGCTGTGAACCGCACGGCAGGCGGCTGGACGCGAACGGTCAGCACCATCGCCAACACCGCCCTGGTGCAGTTCCCCCAGGCCACGGGCGGCACCGCCACGGCCACGCACTTCGGCATTGGCACAGACAGCACCGGCGCCGGCAACCTGCTGCTCAAGGGCGCGCTGAACAGCAGCCTGTCCATCTCCAATGGCATCCAGCCGCAGTTCGCAGCCGGTGCACTGACCGCCACGGTGGACTGATGATCCCGGCGGCCCAGCAGGCAGCGGACGCGCAGATGCAGGCGCCGCTGTTCCGGTGCTCGGAGTGCAACGAGCCCGTGATTGCTTACAACGGGCGGTTCTTCCGAACGTGCGAGCACCTGGCCGCGCAGGTGGTGGCAACCCCCGAGGCGGCGAGGGCGGTCAATGTCAACCAGTAGCAGCCTGGCCGACAGCTGGGACAGCAACAAGGTCTGGCGCCAGCATTGGCACAAGACCGCGAGCCCGGTGACCACCGCATCGGGCTTCTGGCTCGACTTGTCGATGGCCGCAGGCACGCCGAAGTTCAACCCCTACGTTGGGGACGCGCTGGCCTACACGCCCCTGG